CGGAGCGAAAAACCCCGTTCGCTGAACTCAATCGTTAACCTTTTATGATATATGAGCATATTACAAATAAATGTTTGGGTATGTGAAACATGCGAAGATATCTATACGACGAAAGAAGAAGTTGATCCATTCGATGACCTGGTCGTAAAATATTCGACCGAAGAAGAGTGGGCTTATTTAGGCGATACTGAGAAACTATCTTGTCCTAAATGTATTCAAGCTAACCTGTCGATTGATGACTCTAACAGTAAAAGAGATGGCGTTGAAATAAAAGGATTAATTAATGTTAAAAATTCATTATAGAAATAATCATGGAACAACAAATTTATCTTGGCAAAATGCATTTAGAAAATATGGAGAATTATCTTTAGGTTCAATACATTCAGATAAATTTCCAAAAGAAATAGATCATTTACATTTAGGAGGAAGTTGTAAAGGTAAATATTCACATTGTAATGATTTTATATCTGTGAATAAAGTTAAAGAAATTCAAAAGAAAACTAATTGTAGTATTAGTTGTTTTTTTGGTGATGCTATGCTTAAAAGATTTGAATTTCATCATGAATTATTAGATTCTGTCCCTAAAGTTAAAGTATATTCAGCAGCTCTTTATGGTACATCAATGTGGAGATCTGATATTAATTGGGTTTTACATCCAGTAGATGAAAATATATTTCGATTAGTTGAACATAAAAAAAATAATACAGTTTTATTTATTGGATCTTTAACATCATATAGAAAAAAGATAATAGATAAGTTATATAAGTCAGGGATTCAAGTTGATGTAATTGGAAAAGGTGGAAATATTTCTCCAAAGTTTGGGAAAGATTTAGTTGAATTTTCTAAAAATTATAATATTAGTTTTGGTATGGTATATGATGAAACTCGACCAAAAATAAAATATTCATCTACACGATTACCCAATGCCTTATCTATGGGTTTAATTTATATTGAAACTGATTTTAATTTAAAAGAAGTTTTTAATAAAGATGAAATTATTCAATGGAAAAATATAGAAGATTTAATTGATAAGATTAAATTTTATCAAAAATATCCTAATGAAGGATTAAGTACTATAATAAAAGGCCGACAAAAAGTTCTTCAAAATTGGACTTTTAAAAAATTAGTACATAGATTTTTAAAGGAGAGTAAATGAGTGAAAAAATTAAATTACATTTGGGTTGTGGAAATAATAATATTAAAGGTTGGATAAATATTGATAAATATAGAAAATCAGATATAATTGATGATATGATTATATTAAAATCTTTTAAAGAAAAATCTATTGATGAAATTTATACAAGTCATGCTATAGAACATATCAAACCTGAAGATTTTATTACAGCTTTAAAAAGATGGTATAAGTTATTAAAAGTAGGAGGAATATTAATTATTCGTTGTCCCGATGCTGAATATTATTTAAAAAGATATTTAAATATTTCAGATGAAGAAAAACTAAAAGACATATTATCATTAAAAAAGAAGGGTTATTTGAGAGGAATTTTTGGTAAACAAACTAGAGGAGAAGGTTATAAAAATAGAAATTTATTCACAAAAGGATTATTAATTAAAGCTGTTGAATATGCTGGATTTAAAGTTATAGATTGTGAAAAAGTTTCATTAAGAACTTCAAAAACAATGCCTCATTTAAAAAATGGTGGGGAAGATTTAGGAATAATATTAAATAATATACCTACAAATGATTTATGGTGTAAAGCAATTAAATAAAAGGAAATAAATTATGAAAAAAATATTTATTGATTGTGGTGGTCATGTCGGAGAATCTATTAAACTTTTTAAAAAATCAAAAGATTATACATCAGATTTTATGTTTTATAGTTTTGAACCTGTTCCTTATTTATTTGAAAAATATAAAGAAGAAAAAGATATTATTAAATTTAAACAAGCAGTTTGGATTTTTGATGGTGAAGTGAATCTTTATTTAGCTGAACATTCAGATGGAAATAGTTTATTCAAAGGTAAAAAAACAGGTAATATGAATAAAGAACATCCCATTAAAGTACAATGCATTGATCTTAGTAAATGGATTCAAAATACATTTAATAAAAATGATTATATAATATTAAAAATGAATATTGAAGGAGCTGAATTTAAGATTTTAGATAAAATGATTAAAGATAAAACTATTGAATATATAAATAAATCTTATATAGGATGGCATTTTGCTATTGATTTTAAAGATAAAAAAATGTATGAAAAACTTCTTATTAAATTAAAATCAAGTAACACAGAAATATTTTCAGAAATGAAAAAATGTTTAAAAAGGAGATAGAAAATATGTCATCAAGTATTAATGAAATAATGATAAGATGTCTTAAAGGTATTAAAACAATAGCATATCCTAAAAGAACAATTTGTGAAATACATCGAGAAATTTGGGATATTATTGAAGAAGTGAAAGATACCAAAACTCAAAAAGAACTTCAAGCAAGAGTTATTATTGCTTATGATATGGGGAAAAGAATGGAAAATAAACTTAGAGAATATAAGAAAAATTGGGATAAAGATTTTTGGGAAGAAAATAAAGATTTTGAACAAGATAAAATAAGAAGAAAAAATAGAAAGTGAAGAAAGGATGGATAAAAATGATTAATTTATTTAAACCATATTATGGAAATGAAGAATTAAATGCATTAAAACCTATTTTTGAAAGTGGCTGGATTGGTTTAGGTCCAAAAACAGAAGAATTTGAAAAACAATTTGCGAAATATATAGGAACTAAATATGCTGTTGGTCTTAATTCTGCTACTGCTGCATTGGATTTATCTTTGAAATTATTACATATAAATCATGGAGATCAAGTAATAGTACCTACTATTACTTTTGTTTCAACTGCACATGTAGTAGCTTATAATTTAGCTACACCTATATTTGTTGATTCAGATGAAAATTTATTAATGGATATTGAAGATGTTAAACGAAAAATTACTTCAAGAACTAAAGCTATTATTCCTGTACATTATTCAGGTAGATCAGTCGACATGGAACATCTTAAAAAAGTTGTTGGAGATATTCCAATTATAGAAGATTGTGCCCATGCTTGTGGATCTATTTTTAATAATCAAAAATGTGGAAGTTTGGGAGATATTGGAGTTTTTAGTTTTCATGCTGTTAAAAATTTAAGTACTGGTGATGGAGGAATGATCACAACTAATGATTTTAATATATATGAGCGTGCAAAAAAATTAAGATGGTTAGGTATTGATAAAAATACTTGGGACAGAACAGATAAAAATAAATCTTATTGGTGGGAATATGATGTTTCTGAGATAGGATTAAAATGTCATATGAATGATATTAATGCGGCTATAGGTTTAGTTCAACTTAAAAAATTAGACCAAATGAATCTACGAAGAAAACAAATTACTGATATGTATTTTGAAGGTTTAAAAGATTTACATCAAATAATATTACCAATAATGGATACTCATAATTCGAAATCATCATGGCATATATTTTGTATAAAATGTTTAAATAGAAATGATTTAAGTGTTTATTTAAAAAAGAAAGATATTATGACTGGAGTTCATTATAAACCTATTCATTTATATAAATGTTATGACAATATTCCAAGTTTACCAAATGCTGAAAAATATTTTGAAAGAATATTATCATTACCTTTACACCCTGGATTAACAGATCAAGATGTTAATATAGTTATTAAAGAAATTCATTCTTTTTATATGAAAAGGAGAGAAAATGTTAAATAATAAAGATATTGATTTAAGATTATTAGAAGTAGAAGATTTATATCATTTAGTTAAATGGAGAAATAAATCATATGAATATTTTTATGAATATCCTTTTTCTAATAGTGGACAGCAGTCATGGTTTGAAAAATATTTAAAAAGTGGTGACTTGCTTTTTATGATTCGTCTAATTGGTTATAATAATAGAATAATAGGATCAATTAATTTATCTAAAATAGATAATCGAAATAGAAATGCTGAATTCGGAAGATTTTTTATAGATAAAAAATATCGAGGAAAAGGTTACGGAAAAAATGCTATTATTATGATTTTAAATTATGCTTTTAAACATTTAAATTTACATAGTGTATATTTAGATACTTTTAAAAAAAATAATACTAAAGTTATTAATTTTTATGAAGAAATTGGTTTTAAACAAGAAGGTATTAAAAAAGAACATATATATAAAAATGGTAAATATAATGATTTAATATGCATGAGAATCTTAAAAAAGGAATATATATGAAAATACGAATTATTGCACCTTTAAATCCAAAAAAACAACATTTTCATATCCAATGTGGGGATTATTGGGTTAAGAAAGATTTAGAAAATGAATTTAGAAAAAGAAAATACGAGATAGTTCAAAAAGATCCTGATTTAGATTTTTATTTATTTGGAAATTATTCTTATGATAATTTTATGACTGCACCTCGAAGATTTTGTTGGATATATTCTCATCCCGATTTAATTCATTCAGATAAATGGAAAATATTTTCTAAACAATTTGAGCATATATTTATTCTTTCAAATAAATTTAAAATAAATAGAGAATTTTCAGTATTGTTAGGTGCATCATCAAAAAAATTTATTTCTCAAAATAAAAATATTAAATATGATATAATGTTTGTTGGAAATTCAGAGAAACCAAAAAGAATTGAATTAATAAAATATTTAATTAAATTAGATAAATATAGAATATGTTTAGTTGGAAATGGTTGGGATAAAAAATTAGGAGATCAAATAAAAAAAGTTGATTATAAAGGTTCATATATTGAAAATAATAAATTAGGTGAATTTTTTAATCAAGGAAAATTATCTTTTTATGCAGCACATGAAGATATGAGAAAAGAAGGGTTTGTTGCTGTAAGAATTTTAGATATTTTTAAATGTAGTAATAATTTATGTATATCAGATGATAATCCTGGTCTAAAAGATATATTTCAAGATATTCCAATATATAAAAATAAAGAAGAATTATCGAAAATTATAGATTGGTTTTTATATTATCCTAAAAAACGAAAAGATATATTATTAAAATGTCAAGAAGATGTTAAACAATGGACTTTTAGTAAAACAGTCGATGAAATTGAAAAATGGATTTAGTTATGAAAAAAATTGTATATACAATATTAATTGGTGATTACAAACTTAATGAACCAACTTATTATAATAAGGATTGGGAATTAATTTGTTTTACTGATAAAAAAAGATATAGTAATAATTGGAAAATGATATATGTTAATGGAAATAATAATCCAAGAAAAAAGGCAAGAGAAATAAAAATTAGATATGATAAATTTTTAAATTGTGATATGTGTTTATTTATTGACGCTAAATTTACAATTAAATGTAATCTTGATAATTTTATAGAAAAAAATCTTAAACATGATATGGTTTTAATGGATCATTTTAAAAGAAATTGTATTTATGATGAAGCTAAATTTTGTATTAATAAAAATATAGGAAATAAAGATATTATTCAAAATCAAGTATTAAAATATAGAAAAGAAGAATTTCCTAAAAATTTTGGTCTTTTTAGTACAGGTATATTGATTAGAAAAAATACAAAAGAAATTAGAAATTTTATGAAACAATGGTATAATGAAATTGAAAAATATAGTAATAGAGATCAAATTAGTTTTCCTTATGTATTATGGAAAAATCCTATTAAATTAAATTTAATGAATTTTAAAGAAACATATAGGATGTTCAGATGAAATTCACTAAACTAATAAAAAATATTAACACTAATAATTATACAGAAAAAGATATTAACATCAATCTTATAAAAGCTCAATATAATCCTTCCCGTTTTAAGTTTTGGAAATCTTTACATATTGGACCAAAACAAGAAGTTCTTAATATTAAATATTCTCCTCATTATAGATTATTAAAACAATATATAGAACAAAATAAAAATATTCGAAATACTGATTATTATAAACTTCAAAAATTATATGGAAGAAATGATAAATGGATTAAAAATAAAATTAATAAATTTATTAATTTATTTGAAGATATAAAAAAGAATGGTTATGATTTAAATCAAAGAATAATTATCTTAAATAAACCAATAGTTAAAAATAAGTATAATAATAAATATGAAATATTTGAAGGTCATCATAGAATAACATGTTGTTTAATTTTAAAACTTGAAAAAATTCCATGTCAAATTATAAAAATATAAGGAAAAATTTAAAATGAAAACAATAAAAGATTTAATCAATATAAAAAAAGATAGCATAGGATTAGTAATATGTGCAGGTTTATCGATTAAAAAAAATAAAAAACAAATCAATAAATTTATAAAAGAAAATAATCCTGTTACAATAGGTATAAATAATATTTCTCATCTTTATAAACCTGATTATCATTTATATACAAATACTAAAAGATTTAGAACTTTTGCTAATAAAATAAATAAAGATTCAAAACTATTATTAGGTTCTAATATATCTATTAAAATTATTAAAGAAATAATTGGAAATAAAAAATATACTTTAATTAATTATACAGATAGAGAAGATATTTCTATTGGATATAAAAAAGGGAAGATTTATGGACATTTTAGAACAGCAGGAAATTTAGCAATAATGATTCTTCATTTAATGGGAATTTCGAAAATTAACGTAGTGGGCATGGATGGTCATACTATTCATAATTATAATGATATTAAATCTGGTAAAATTCAACATCACTGTTATGAAGAAAATTATATACCATTTACAAAAGATATATGTATTAAAAAAGATTTACTTGTTAATAAAATTTTAGGAAATTTAAAAGATTTTGGAATAAATTTTAAAATATTAACTCCTACTATTTATAAAAATTTTAATGGTGGATTTTAAAATGAGTGAAATTCATATTTCTACTGTTCAGAACATTGTAAAAATTCTTGTTCTATTTTTGGAAAATCTGTAGATCAAATTATGAAACAAGATTTAATTAATGCTGGATATCTGAAAGAAAATGAAAATAATATTCCAGGTTATGATATTTGGAGACAAGACGTTATCAAAAGAAATATTGAAGAATATGGAGAATTACAATGTGAATATTGTGGAAATACAAATAAAGATGAATTATCTGTCCATCATGAAAATCCTCAGAAAACTCATCCTGAACAAATTTTAGATCCAATTAACGGTTGGGTTTTATGTGGATTTGGAAAAGGAAATAATTGTCATTATCTAATTGGACATAAACCGGGAACTAAATGTTCTACTGGATATTTAAGAAAATTAATATGTAAAAGGAGATATAAAAATGATAACTCTTGATTGTTCTTTTAGAGACGGCGGATATCATACGAACTGGAATTTTGATTTAGAATTAGTTAATAAATATCTTCTTACGATGGAATTATCTCGAATTGATGCTGTTGAAATTGGATTTAGAAATCCATTGAAACCAGAAGGAAATTTTGCTAATGTTACAGATAATTTTATTAGAAAAAATTTGATTTTACCCAAAATTAAATATTTTGGAGTTATGATAAATGCTGCAAGTATGAATAAAGAATTAATAAAAAAATCATTTTCAAATTTAAAAGATTCCCCAATAAATTTCGTTCGAGTCGCCGTCCATTTTAAAGATATTAATAAAGCTGAAGAGTTATGTGAAGAATTAAAAAAATTAGAATATTTAGTAACTCTTAATTTGATGCAAGTAGCAGATAAAAGTTATGAGGAAATTAAAGATGCCGCAAAAAAAATTAAAAAGTGGGGGTCAGTGAACATATTGTATTTAGCAGATTCTCTGGGCGGAATGAATCAAGATTCAGTAAATTATTCTTTTAAGGCAATAAAAGAAAATTGGTCGGGATTAACAGGTTTTCATGCTCATAATAATAAAAGTCAAGCATTAGATAATAGTTTAGAGGCAATTGATATAGGGGTTGATTGGATAGATGGATGTATTGCTGGGATTGGACGAGGGCCAGGCAATACAGAAACAGAATATCTTTTACTAGAATTAAATAAAAGAAATTTTGAATTTGATGCAAAATCAATTTTTGAATTATCTTTAAATGATTTTTATCCTTTAAAACAAAAATATGGATGGGGATCTTCATTATTATATTATCTAAGCGCAGAATACAATATTCATCCTATATATATACAAAAAGCAATATCTCAAAAATTTTTAGATAATATAATTTTGAAAGCAATTTTCTATCTGAGAGACAAAGATGCAAAATTTTTTAATAAAGAATTATATAAGGAATCTTTAAATGTATAAAAATATATGTTTTATACCAGCTCGTGATAGTTCAACTCGATTAAAAAATAAAAATGTGTCATTATTTAAAAAAGGAAATCTAATAACACATACTATAGAACAAGCTAAAATATGTGGAGTTTTTGATAGAATAATTTTATCTTCAAATAATAAAGATATTTTAAAAATTGGAAAAGAATGTGGAATTGAAATACATTTTCGAGAAGATAAATATGATCAAATTATTGATGTAATAAGACAATCAATAATAGATTTAGATATTAATAAAGAAGATACAATTGGACTTCTTTTAGTTACATGCCCTCTTAGGCAAATTGAAGATATTCAAAATGCTTATAGAATTTTTGAAGAAAATGATAAATATAATTGTGTAGTTAGTGTTAAACAAAATGAAAATCCAATTCAAATGTCTTGGAAAATTAGAAATGATAAATTTTTAGAACCAATTTTTCCAAAAGATTATTATCGAAGTACAAGAAAACAAGATCATTATAAAACTTATTGTTATAATGATGCTATAATATTTGATTCAGGTGAAAATTTTATGGATCCAAAAAGAAATTTGTTTGGGTTTAGTCCAATTTTTTATTTAATGCCTTGGGAAAGATCTATTGCTATAGATTATGAATTTCAATTAAAAATAACTCAATTATTGGGAGAAAAAAATGCCAAAATTTGAAGGAATAATTCCTGCATTAATTACACCATTTAATAAAGATGGTACAATTTTTAAAGAAGGAATAAAAAATGAAATAAATTATTTATATGAATATGGTTATAGGAATATTTTTGCATGTGGTTCTTACGGCTCATTTCCTCTTATGTCAATGACTGATAGAATGACCGTAGCTGAAGTAGTCATAAACATATGTCAAGAAAAAAATATAAAAACTATTATTCAAATTGGTTCTACTTCAACTGAGGAAGCTATTATTTTAGCAAAACATGTTGAAAATATTGGAGCAGATGCTATTTCTTCAGTTGTTCCTTTTTATTATTCATCTACTTTTTATAACGAAGATGTTTTTCTTAAATATTTTGAAGAAATTATTAATAATGTATCAATTGATGTTCATTGTTATAATAATCCAAATACTACAGGATTTAATATAACTCCAGAATTTTTAAATAAATTAATTAATATTGGATTATGTGGAATAAAAGATGGTGGATCTGATATGGGAAAAATGTTAGAAATGTTGAATATTATTAATAAAAATAAATGTGATTTTGATTATTATCCATCTTCAACTAGTAGTTTAATTATAGGAAATATTTTAGGAATAAAATCATGTGTTTCAGGAGTTGCTTTATCAATACCTAATCTTATATTAAAAATTTATGAAAATATGAATAATAACAATATTGATATTGCAGTAAAATTATTTATTAAAGTAATGAAAGTGCGAACTATACTTGGAAAATATAATAATGGAAGAGCAGTAGCAGCCTATGATGTTTTAAATGAAAAAGGAATAAAAGTAGGAACATGTAAAAGTCCATGGAAAAGATTAAGTCAAAAAGAAAAAATATTAATGATTGGAGAATTAAAAGATCTTGGAGTTATTTAAATGAATAATATAAATTTTTTAAATAAGATAGAAGATGAAATTTCTTTAAATATTGTAATAGATTTTGATGGGGTGATTCATAAAAATTCTAAAGGTTTTTATGATGGAACAATTTATGATGAACCAATTATGGGAACAAAAGAATCTTTAAAATATTTATATGAAAAAGGATTTAAATTAATTATTTATACATGTAAAGCAAATCCAGAAAGACCTTTAGTAAATAGTAAAACAGGAATTGATTTAATATGGGAATGGTTAGAAAATTGGAAATTAAAAAAATACATTTTTGATGTAACTAATACTAAACCAAGAGCTTTATATTATATAGATGATAAAGCTATTAGATTTAATAATTGGAAACAAACAATAGATTTTATAAAAAGGAAAAATATATGAGAAAAGAAAATATTGGAATTATTGGTTTTGGATTTGTTGGTCAGGCTATAGCTCATGGAATGTATTTGCATTATAATTTAAAAGTGTATGATAAATTTAAAGAAGATTTAGATAATTTAGAAGAAACAGTTAATAATTCCAAATTTATTTTTGTTTGTGTTCCTACTCCAATGAGATCAGATGGATCTCAAGATCTTTCAAGTATAGATGATGTAGTTGAAAATATTGTAAAAATAGCTACAACTAAAAAAATTATAATATTTAAAAGTACTATAATTCCAGGAACAACAAGACATTATGCAGAAAAATATAAAAATCATGAATTTGTTTTCAATCCAGAATTTTTAACAGAAAGACAAGCTAAATTAGATTTTTTAAATCAAGCAAGAATTATATTAGGAGGAAATCCAGAAGCGACATCTTTAGTTAAAAAATTATATCAAATTAAATTTTCTCATGTTAAAATTTTTGAATGTGATTGGGAATCTGCTGAAATTGTTAAATATATGTGCAATTGTTTCTTTTCTGTTAAACTTTCATTTCTTAATGAAATATATTTATTAACAAAACATTTAAATATTGATTTTGAAAATTTAAAAGATATGTGGTTAGGTGATATGAGAATTGGTAATTCTCATACTGATGTTCCAGGACATGATGGAATGTTAGGTTGGGGAGGAAAATGTTTTAAAAAAGATATAAATGCTTTTATTAAATATGTTGAAAAAGAAGGATTAAATATTGAAATGTGTAAAGCTGCAGAATCTGTTAATAATAAAGTTAGATTAGAAAAAGATTGGGAAAAAATAAAAGGTGCTACAACAAAAAATAATTATACAAAAAAATAAAGAGATAGATAATTCATCTCTTTATTTTTTTAATCCTCCTTTTATTTTTGAGTTAGTTTTTAATAAGAATAGAGATGATTAATAAGAATTTTTCTGAAATTTTTTATTTTGGTTTTTGGTGGAATATTCTTTTTTATCCAATTTAAGAAAGATTTAAATTCACATTGAGAACCAATAAACACAACACCATTCTGAGAAATTTCAATCATTATTCTTTTCCTTTTTTTTATAAGTTTTAATTTAAGGTTGAATCGGCTTCCATTCTTGATGAGCAGGTATCCATGTTGAACCATTCCAATATCCTGGAACTTGAACCCATGTTCCAGGAGGTTGTGTAATAAGTTGAGCTTTTGGTGAAGTATAGATTGTTTTATTTTGAGGCTGAGTTTTTTGTTCTTTTTCACGTAAAATATCAGCTCGTTGATCTTCACTGTTTCCTATTAAAGAACCTGCAATTCCGCCTATTCCAGCACCAATCAATGTTGATGTTGTATCGCCACCAATTATTTGTCCAGTAATAGCGCCAAGTCCAGTTCCAATAGCCGTACCTTTTTGAGTATTGTATCTACCAGGATTTGCACAACCAATTCCAATAAAACATAAAATAATAAATACAATTGAAAATTTTTTCATTTTTTAATTCTCCTTTTATAAAATTATAATAATAGATTTTCTTTTTTCATTTCTCTAATAAAACTTAAAAGTCCACCTTCTACATAAAATGGATCAGTAGCCATAATCCAATTAACAATAGAATCCTTATTATTTTCTCTAACAGTTAGACGTTCATCTGGAAATTCTTCTTGGGATAAAAAGAAATTATCATGATGTCTTAAAATTTTTTTGAGATTTTTTAAAGAAGATTTTCGTAGTTTATCTTGTGTCATTTTAAAGATATTCATTTCATACCCCCTATTTTAAAAAATTTTGAAACAATTATAATTTAACTTTTCTATATATTAATATATATAGAAATTCTTATAAAAAAGGAATATTTACAATGAGTTATCCAAAAAATCCAGATACAATAATTCTTAAAAATAAATTTTATTCAAAAGGTCTTAGAGAAATAGATATTTGGAATTATTATCAAAAAAATAAAACTCAAATTTTAAAAGAAACAAGAAATCGAGAGCTTATGTTTGCAATAATGGTAGATAAAAATAAACCTATTTTAAAAAGAAAAGAAAAATTAAAATTTATAAAATTAACTCCTCAAAATTATGATACTTTAATAACAGGAAGAACTATAACTATTTATTCTACTATGGGATTTTATGAAGATTTTGGGATAATTGATATAGACACAAATATTTGGTCTCAAGCAAAAATAGCTACGAAAGATGTATATGAATATATTATAGATCATATAGGATTTATTAATTCTGCAAAAATAAGATTTACAGGAAAAACTGGATTTCATATTATATGTAAATTTAACAGAAAAAATAAAATAGATGCAATTAGATTTTTGCTTAAACATGAATTACAAAGATCTGATTTATCTAAAAAATATACAATTGAAAGTAAAAGACAAAAAGGAATTGTGAATCTTGATTTATCTCCAAATAAACTTAGAGGTGCATATATTACAAATGGAAGTCTTTCATTATTAGGATTAAAATGTATGGAAATTAATTTTAATGATATTTTAAGTTTTGAACCAAATAGATCGAGGATTTAAATATGAAAAGTTTTTGGTTATTTAGATCAAATTTATTACATAATGAATACTATCATAAATATAAAGATTTAGAAACTTTCGAAAAAAATTGTCATGATTTTTACTTATTATTACCATTACAATTATTAAAAGATAATTATTTTAATGAAGTTATAATATGGAGATTAACTAAAAGACCTCAAGAAGATATAATTTTTAATCTATCTAAAGGGGGCAAATATATCCAGAAATGGGTTTTAAATTTTAATGAATCCCTTTTATACCCTAAACCTTTAATAACCTTATTTCGGGGTGGATTTAAAGAATATGATATATTAACAAAACATAATCCAAAATTTTTAGGATTGAAATTATATCTTGGTGCAGGAAAAAGAGTTATTCCTCAATATGGAGGAATATATAATAAAATTTTAATTGAATCTGAAAAAGAATCTCATATTTCAAATACTATTCCTTTTTATAAAACTGCTAATCCTAATATATTTTACCCTTTAAATTTAGAAAAAAAATATGATATTTGTTGGCCTAATAATTTTACACAATTAAAATATAAAGGCCAAGAATTTTTTATTAAAACAGTTGGAGTTTGTCCTTATCTTAAAAAATTAAAAATTGTACATATTGGAAATAAACCTGAAATCGGAAAAAAATTATGTAAAAAATATAATGTTAATAATATTAAATTTATAGGATTAATTTCAAGACCTAAATTAAATAAAATTTTAAATCAATCTAAATTTGGATTAGTAACTTCTAATTTAAATGATGGATGTCCAAGAATTTCTACAGAAATATTAATGTCTGGGACTCCTTTATTAATTAAAGATTCTACTAGATTATTAAATTATTATAAACAAAATGGTGTTATTGAATTTAATAATCAAAATATTTTTAAAAAGATAAAACAAGGAATGAAACATTATTATAAATATTCAAAGGAAGTTTTAGAAGTTATTAATAATGAATTATCTTTTAAAGAAACTTGTCAAAAAAATATTCATCATTGGATTCTTTAAATGAATTAAAAATTCATATATTAATATATATTGTAGATGAATCTATATAAGATTTTTGAACAAAAAAATATAGGATAATTGCATCCTATATTTTAATAAATTTTCATGTTTGTTCAAATATAAATCATGTGTTCCTCATTTAATTTATTCCTTTATATTCATAATTAACTGAAGTTCCTTTAATATTAACTAATGTATTTCCATATTTTTTGCATTTAATCTCAAATTTATATTAATCGTATTGCTACTATGTTATACTTCACACCTAATTCAAAAGCTTTTTCTTTGGATTCTACACATATATCAATTTGCATTCCTTTAATACTATGATTTGTTCTATCTTCCATTATAAATACCCCAAATTGTTCTAAATATACTTTGCTGCCAAGCCATCCTATATTAAATAAATCATCAGATATGGCGACAGTCCGACCTACTACTGGTTTCCTCATAATTGCGGTATTATTAGGATCACTGTCTGAATTAATCCCTCTTGATTTTGGATGATAAAATGTAACTTTAACAATTTGTTTTCTTTGTAATTCTTTTTCTAATACTTGAATTGAATCCTGTTGTTCATTAATAATAAATTTATAATTATTATTAATATCCGATAATAAATCATTTAAATATTTATTAATACACATAATGTTCCTAATACAAAATATTTTTTCATTATCAATCCTTTCCTATGAAAGTTTATATCTATTTTTATTCATTATTCTTAACGCTATCATATCCTTGTTCGTGAACGTTCCAGGTGCTAAAGCTTCCTGGCTTTCTCTGGGAATCTCTGTAAAACTTTATATTTTCTTTGCTTCTCCATCAACGGATTATAATAAAATTCAATTATCGAAATATTTTCAGAAGGATTCATATTAGGAATATACTTTCCAGATAGATTTTTTTCTTTATAAGATTGCACCTTTAGTTATTACAGGATTAAATGGGTCTACTTTAACTCTTCCAGTCCCACTACAATTAATGCAAATGTGTTCTGTCGTATAGGCTTTAATATGTATTACTTTAGTTCCTTTGCATTTAAAACATTTAATATATCGAAACCCTTTACCATTACATTTAAAACAATCAACAGTTTTACCACTTCGTTGTTTAAATTTTCCTGAACTATGACAAGCATTACATGCAATCTTAATTTTTCCTGTTGATATATATGTAGAAAAACCAAAAATTCCAGGTCTTAGTCTTACAGAACATCTATCACAATCTTCAATATGAGAATTGACTATGTTTTTAATTTTACCTGTACCTTTACATTTTTTACAATTATCATAAAGTTCAAATATATTTGTATTTTGACGTTCTGCATTTAATATTTCTGATGCTTTTTTAGCAATCCCATTATCACTAATTGCTAAATTTCTTATATGGGTATAAGCTTCTATTACTATTTTTGTAAAAGTATCATCTCCTTCATTTCTATCTGAATGACAACTTTTAATTATTTTTCTAAAATGCTGTTTAACTTCAGATTTAGTAAATGGGTAAAAATCTATTTGTAATATTCTCATAAACTTTTTTGTTTGATCACCTATAGTAACATTAATCATTTTAACTCTCCTTTTTAAAATATTTATTTTATAACATTTTAAGATTTTTTAACTTTTAGAATTTCATTTTGGAGAAATTTTAAATTTTGAATATGAGTTTGATAATCTTCATTTATTATTTTACTTGATTCAGATATTTTTTCAGGAATAGTTTCAATATGTTTTTTGATTAAATTTGGAATGAAATTACATATTTTTTCAGTATAATTTAATATTATTCCTGGTTTTTTATTTTGATATTCTTTTTCTTCTATGATATCTTTTAAAGAATCTAAGAGTTCTTGTATTTTAATTTTTAATTTTCTTGATAAAATTACTCTTGGTTTTTGTATTTTATTATCAATATTTGTAATAATATTTCTAACAATTGAATTAGTTACATACATCATTATTAAAGAATTATTCATTGGTTTATCTTTATATTCTACAACCCCTTTCATTATTTTATACATCATATTGATACGTTCAGAATATTCAAGTTTTTCTCTTTCATCAATATCAGATTTTCCATTTAATTCTGAAAGTTGAGCATTAGTTTTAATTTCTAATTTAATTCTTTCAATTTGTTTTCGAGCTTCTAATACATTATTTTCTGCTGTTTCATAAGCTCTGCATTTTTGAAATAATTCTCCAATATTGTCAATTATATAATTGATATTATTAGAGTTTAAAATATTAGAATTAGATGATTCTTCTTTATAAAATTCTTGTGCAATTGACATATTTTTATTCTCCTTTATTAAAAATTTAAACAAAATCTTTTATTTATCTAATTAATAATATATATAGAAAATTTCATTAAAATTTATATATTGTAGTTAAATCTATATAAGATTTTTGAACAAAAAAAAATTATGAAAAAATAAGGAATATACAGTTCCTTATTTTTTCATAATTTTTTTATAATGAATCTTCTCCTTCAGATTCTCCTTCTTTAGATTCTCCATCCGATTTTGAACCAAAATATATTGCTGTTCCTGCCAGAGTCATGACAACTCCTGCTATAACATAAGTCTTTGTTTTCTTCCATATTGAAATTTCTGGATCATCTAGATTTTTTTCATTTTTAACATTTTTGATCTTCTTTTTTAATTTGTTAATTTCATCTTTCATTTCACACATCTCATCAATTTGATTTTGTGTGAAGTCAACAGTTTCTTTATATTTCTTCTGGAGATCTTCATACTTTTTCTGGAGGTTTCTCATTAATTTTTCTTTGTTCATTTCTTCTTTGTTCATTTCTTTTTTTTTCATTACCATTTTACAAATCTCCTTTTTAAGTTTAATTAATTAAGTTAACTCATTTAAAAACAAATAATTATTTCTTTTCATAAATTAATATATATAGATATGTTTTTAAAAAATGATTATTCTTTAAATGAATTAAAAATTCATATATTAATATATATTGTAGATGAATCTATATAAGATTTTGAATATACTATTGAGATTATTTTTTTTTAAAAAAGAACAAAATATAAAATTAAATCAAGGAGGAGATTAATGAAAGAAGATCTTATAATTTTATATAGTGGTGGAGCTGATAGTCGATTATTATTAGAGATGGCTTTAAAATTAAAAAAGAAACCATTTTGTATTTTAATTGATTATGAACAGCTTCATCAAGAGGAACTTAGTTTTGCAAAATCTCAATTAAAAAAATTAAATATTAAATATCGAATTATACAAATTAAAGATTTGAAAATTAATAGTGGATTAACTGGAAATGGGCAAAAAAATAATTCAGGTAAAGTTCATAGTATGTATGTTCCTGGAAGAAATACAATATTTTTAAGTTTAGCTTTTAGTGTTGCAGAAAGTAAAAATATTAATACAATTTGGGTAGGATGTAATTGGGATGATCGTCTTAATTTATTTCCTGATTGTTATGGATCTTATATTTTAAAAGTTAACAAATTATTTGAAATAGCTGGACCAAAAAAAATTAAAGTTGAAGCTCCTTTACTTGGTTTAACAAAAGAATTAGTTTTAAAATTTTTAAAATTTTATGGAATTAATGAAAAAGAACTTTTTAGTGGTTATGGAGAATTATAAGAATGAAAAAAGAAATGTTATTTACAAAAAAACAAATTCAAAATAGAATAAAAGAAATTGCTCATCAAATAAATATAGATTATCAAAATGAAGACCAATTAATTATTATTGGTGTTTTAAATGGAGCAATTTTTTTCTTTTCAGATTTATGTAAAGAAATTCATTTGCCAATAAAGATAGATTTTATTCGGGCTTCGAGCTATGGATCACAAATGACATCAAGCGGGCATATTAAATTCACTAAAAATGTAGAATTAGATATTAAAAATAAAACAGTTGTTATTGTTGAAGATATTATCGATGAAGGATTCACAATGCATCATATTATAAAAAAAATAAAGAGAGATGGAGCTAAAGATATAAAAGTTTGTACGCTCATAAATAAACTTGAAAGAAGAAAATATGATATTAAAATTGATTATTATGGTTTTGAGATTAACGACGAGAGATTTATTATAGGCTACGGTATGGATTATGATGAGAAATATAGAAATTTAAATGATATTTATATTGTGAAAGAAATATGATTGGAGATTAAAATGATAGAAAAAGATTTAATTGAAATTATAAAAGCAGTGAATAATATAGAATCAGATATTTTTGAACAATCTAATGTTGATTATTTTAATATTTCTGTTTTAACTAATGGATATGTTTGGAATGTTAAATTTCTTAATATTATTTTGTGGAGTAGTGAAGGTAATAGTAGTGATGAAGATGTGTTAGATTTTGATGAAATAAGAGAAAAATATAAATCTATTGAATTATATGTACGTTATCTTTTAAGTAAAGAATTATCTAAACTTAGAAAAATAAATATATAAAAAAGGAAAATATAATATGGATTGGGATAAATATTTTATGTCATTGGTGCAATTATTGTTGGAGAAGATCATGAAATAAGATCAACAGGTTATAATAGCTTTGTTAGAGGATTAACTGATAATATTCCTGAAAGACAAGAAAGACCAGAAAAATACTATTGGATGGAACATGCTGAGAGGAATGCAATTTATAATGCTGCTTTGCATGGTGTTTCTTTAAAAAATTGTATTATGTATATTTCCGGTTTTCCATGTACAGATTGTGCTCGAGCTATAATTCAATGTGGAATTAAAAAGATTATAGTTTTTAAAAAGTGGAGTAAAATAAATAATGAAAAATGGATAGAAGATTCAAAAAGATCTTTACAGATGTTTTATGAAACTCGAGTTACAGTTGAATATTATTCAGGGAAAATAGTTGACGGCCTTTATTTTAAATTTAATGAGGAGATAATTAAATAATTTTTATATTTATAAATTTTGAATGTTTTATATTTTGAAGGAAAAATCAAAAAAATGACTAAAAAAGAAAAAAGAAAATATCAAGTTAAAGAAATAGAATGTTATGACAGAGAATGCTTTATTCCATTTTCTGGTAATGGAATAAAACATTTGTCGGTTATATGAAATGGGGTTAATGTCCTGTCAATTACCTCGACCACAAGGGTACGAGGTTTTCTCGCGTCAATCTTATAAAATATAATCAACCGTTAGAATCTGACAACAAATCGCACAGATCAGATAATTATTATTTGTGTTAATAAAAGGAGAGAAATTATGAAATTTTTAATAGTTTGTTTTATTGCAATTACTTTGTCTGGGTGTGCTGAAAGTATTTCTATTTCAATTATTGATGCTATTCAACCTGTTGGTTTTTGGTATGGATTGTGGCATGGAATAATTTTTCCTTTTGCATGGTTAGTTTCATTATTTAATGAATCAACTGCAATATATGCCATATATAATAATGGTGGATGGTATGATTTTGGTTTCTTTCTTGGAGTTGGTGGTTTTTCTGCATCTATAATATCTTTTAATTAAGACAAAAGAGATTGTTATAAAAAATGAACATAGGGAAAAAGTTGACTAATCTTATAATTTTTTAGGATACAATAAATTAAAAGGAGATATTAAGATAATGAAATTAAAAATCTCTCAATGATAAATTAGGAAAATTAGATAATGAAAAAGAAAATACAACTATGTGATTATGGATGCAGAAGAGAAGCTAAATATCAATTTAAAAATGGGAAGTGGTGTTGCGAAGAGAAATGGGAAAGATGTCCAGAAGGTAGAAAGAAAATAAGTGAATCTGCAAAGAAAAAACCTCCCTACTCATTAGAAACTAGAAAAAAAATGAGTGAAGGGAACAAAGGTAAAATTCCATGGAACAAAGGAAAAACAAATATTTACTCGACAGAAACTAGAAAAAAAATGGGTAAAGCCAATAAAGGAAGAATTCCACGAAGCAAAGGAAAAACAAATTTTCACTCTATAGAAACTAGAAAAAATATTAGTGAATCATTAAAAGGTCATATTCCATGGATTAAAGGAAAACATCATTCTAAAGAAACTAAGAAAAATATAAGAGAAAGTTTGAAATATATTCTTAAAGATTGGCAAGAAAAGCATCCATTTTTTTGTCAAGTTGAAGAATTAAGAGAGGATCCAAAAACTGGAGAAATTCAAGGACATTGTAAGAATCATAATTGTAAAAATTCAAAAGAAAAAGGTGGATGGTTCACTCTTTCTTATACTCAAATTTATGAAAGAATAAGACAATTAGAATCTGAGAATGGAAATGATGGGTCATATTTTTATTGTTCTCAAAAATGTAAAGATGAATGCATTCTTTATGGAAAAACAGCAAAACAATTTATGAAACAAGATCTAATAAATGCTGGACATATTCCAGAAAACTTAAATCAAGAAGGAACTGAAATCTGGAGACAAGAAGTTCTTAAAAGAAATATAGAAGAATATGGAAAGTTACAATGTGAAATTTGTGGAAATACAAATATAGATGAATTATCTGTCCATCATGAAATGCCTCAGAAAACGCACCCTGAGATGGCTTTAGATCCAATTAACGGATGGGTTTTATGTGGATTTGGAAAAGGAAACAATTGTCATTTGAAAATTGGACATCAAGGAGATTGTTCAACTGGAGCTTTGGCAAAATTAATTTGTGAGAGAAAATATAGAAAGGAGAAAAAATGAATGAAAACTAAATTTATAGTAATTACTGGAGGGGGAATTTCTGGATTAGGCAAGGGAGTTGCGATTGCGTCAATTGGTTGTTTTTTTCCTTCAGATTTGAAAATAATCCCAATAAAGTGTGACGGATATTTAAATGCAGATACTTCTACAATGGCTCCTATGGAACATGGAGAAGTATTTGTACTCGAAGATGGAGCAGAAGTTGATATGGATTTTGGACATAGTCTGCGATTTTTGGACATATCATGTAAATCTCATTGGAATTTAACTATGGGGAAAATTTTTCATGAAATTTTATCAAAAGAAAGAAAAGGAGATTATCTGGGAAAAACTGTTCAATTTATTCCTCATGTTACTGATCTTATAAAAAAGAAAATAATAAAAATTTCAGAAGAAGAAAAATCAGATATTACATTAGTAGAAATTGGTGGAACAGTTGGGGATATTGAAAATGAATTATTTTTAGAATCTGTTAGACAATTAAGAAATGATATTGGAAAAGAAAATATTATTTTTGTTCATTTAACTTATATCCCGATCATTATAGGATCTGATGAGCAAAAATCAAAACCTACTCAACAGAGTGTAAATCTTCTTATGAAACGAGGAATTATTCCTGATATAATAATAGGAAGATGTTCAGAAATTCTTACAGATAAAATCAAAGATAAAATCTCAACTTTTTGTAATGTTGAAAAAGATGCTGTTATAACTGGATTAGATACTAACATTATTTATGAAATTCCAATTAATTTTGAAAAAGAAGGATTGTCGAAATTAATTTATAATAAATTTCAAATTAAAAATTCACCAAATTCATCAAAGTTAAAAAAATGGAAAAAATTAATTTATAACATTGAAAATCCAGAAAAAGAAATTACAATTGCTATGTGTGGAAAATATACAGAATTAGAAGATTCATACGCTTCAATTATAGAATCATTCAATCATTGTTCTGCACATTTAAAATGTAAAATTAATCTTAAATGGATTGAAACAACTAAATTGAAAGATGTTTCTTTTTTAGATAAAGTTGATGGGATTTTGGTGCCAGGTGGGTTTGGACCCAGAGGTACAGAAGGAAAGATTAAAATAATTAAATATGCAAGAGAAAATAACATTCCTTTTTTAGGTATTTGTTTAGGATTACAATTAGCAATAGTTGAATTTGCTCGAAATGTATGTAATTTAAAAAATGCAAATTCAACAGAAATTGATAAAAATACATCTTACCCAGTTATTGATATTCTTCCGGAACAAAAAAATATTACTGAAAAAGGGGCTACAATGAGACGTGGTTCTTGTATTTCATATTTAAAAGAAAAAAGTGTAGTATATAAACTTTATAAAAAAATTATAATAGAAGAACGACATAGACATAGATATGAAGTTAACCCTGATTATCATTCAATTTTAAAAGAAAATAAAATGATATTTTCAGGAACTTCTCGAGATGGAAGATTAGTCGAGTTTATTGAATTACCCAATTTAAAATTTTTTGTAGCAACTCAAGCTCATCCAGAATTGAAATCAAAAATTGAAAAGCCTGCACCGCTTTTTTATGGTTTTATAAAAGCTTGTGTTGAAAAGAAGGGAGAAGAATAATGACAAATAAAATTCAAAAAAATAAAGTTGGAGTTAAATTCGATGAAGGAAAAATAAGATATGATCTTATAGATGCTTATGCTTTAGAAATGTTAGGAAAAGTATATACATATGGAACAATTAAATATGACGATAATAATTGGAGGAAAGGATTTAAATGGTGTAGAATTTTTGGTGCTATAATGAGACACGCTTGGGCATTTTGGAAAGGTGAAGATAATGATCCAGAAAGTGGGTTACCACATATGGCTCATTGTGCTTGGGGATGTTTCACTTTGTTAAATTTTAGTAAATTTAAAATTGGAGAAGATGATAGAGTAAAGGAGGAATTTTGATTAAAGAAACAAATAAATTAAAAATTTATTTAGGTGGGTCTGCAGATGAAATTGAATATAGAAAAGAAGTCCATCAAAAATATGAAAATCAATTTCGTATAATAGATCCATTAAAAGAAACACCTCATGATCTCGGAAGAAATCTTATTGTCGAAATGGATAAAAGATTAATTTTAGAATCTGATATTTTTGTTGCTTTTATAAAAAAATTTACGTGTGGGACAATCATGGAAATATTATTTGCATATGAAAATAATATTCCAATATATGTTATAAATTCTAATTCAATTTTTCTTCAAGATATTTGGTTATCTTATCATACGAATATTTTTTTTAATAATATTAATGAATGTTTCGAATATATAAGGGAAAAATAAAATGAATAATATTAAAATAATTTCAGGTAATTCTAATAAAAATCTAGCAGAGAAAATTTGTAACAATTTGAAATTAAATCTTTCTGATGTTTTAGTTTCTAAATTTAGTGATGGTGAAATTAGAATAGAATTAAATGAGAGCATGAGAGGAAAAGATATTTATGTAATCCAATCAATTTCATCTCCAAATATTAATAATAATTTCATGGAATTGATTCTTATTCTTGACTCTCTCAAAAGATCAGATTGTTTTAAAGTTACTACAGTAATTCCATATCTTGGATATTCACGCGCTGATAAGAAGACAAAATCAGGGGTACCAATTTCGATTAAAGCAATTGCAGATATGATTTATGCGGTCGGTGTTGATAGAATTATAACTATAGATTTACATTCAAATCAAATACAAGGATTTTTTAATTGTCCAGTTGATAATTTATATTCATCTAAGATTTTTTTAGATCATATTAAAAATAAAATATGTCCAAAAAATAAAGAATTTGTTATAATTCCTCCTGATGCTGGCTCATTTGAGAGATCTTCAATTTATGCAAAAAAACTTAATTTATCAATGGCAATTATTTATAAGAGAAGAAATAAACCAAATGAAATAAGTCAAATGAAATTATTAGGAGATGTAAAAGATAAAGTAGCTATTATAATTGATGATATGGTAGATACTGCAGGAACAATATGTAAAGCGGCAAAAAAAATAAAAGAAGCTGGAGCGAAAAAAATAATAGTATATGCTACACATGGAGTTTTTTCAGGCCCAGCTTTAGAAAGAATTGAAAAATCTAATTTTGATAAAGTTTATGTTACAGATTCAATAAAACCAAGAGATGAAGTTTTAATGAATTCAAAAATAAGAATCCTTAGATGTGACAATATTTTAAGTAAGGTAATAGATAATATTCATAGAGGAAAATCTTTAAGAGAATTATTTATGTGACAAAAAATTTTTAAATTAATCCGGAATTATGGAGTCGAACCATCTTTATCAAATCATTCAAATTCAATAGACACCACTGTCATTATCCCAGAAGAAAGATTAACTTTCTATATAATAATATATATAGAAAGTTAATCGATATTTAATTGATCTGGGATGCTGGAGTTGAACCAACCACACCAAGCTTCCAAAGCCCAGTAGACACCTCGCCGTTATCCCAGAAATTATAAATTAAATGGCGTGGGAAGAATCGAACTTCCAAAAACATGATTCAAATTCATGCGCCTTAACCATTGGGCCACACGCCATTTAATTTATATATCTTTGTTTAAAATTTTTAAATAAGTCTATACTCAATAAAACGATAAAAGCTATACTTGAATTAATAAGTATTAAAATTAAAATACAAACCCAAAAGAGAATCGAAATAATTACTATAATGGGATTTCTTAATATCCAGCAACAAATAATAAGACTTATAATCCATAAAAACTCAAACATTTTTTCCCCTTTTAAAAACTTCTTTTAAATATATAAGAAATTTTTTATTTTCACACATTTCTTTTTTTGGATTATCGCTAATTTTAGCGACAGGTTGATCATTACATTTAATCATTTTTAAAACAATTTGAAGAGGTTTAATTCCCATATCGTTCATTAAATTGGTTCCTATTCCAAAAGAAACATTTATATGTTTGTAAAACTTTTTATGGAGTTCAATCATTTTTGGAAAATTAAGCCCATCACTAAAAACTATTGTTTTTGTTTTTGGATTAATTTTCATATTCTCATAAAATTTAATCATTCTTTCTGCGAATAAAAATGGATCTCCAGAATCATGACGAACACCATCAAAAAGTTTGCAGAAATACAAATCAAAATCATTCATAAATTCAGTATGCCCAATTGTATCTGTTAAAGCTATCCCTAAATCTCCGCGATATTCTTTAACCCAATTTTCAAAAGCCATTTTCTGACTATCAATTAATCTGTATTTAAGTTGTTGATGTGATTGAATCCATTCATGAGCCATTGTTCCTATTGGTTTTATATCATATTTTTTAGCAAAATACACATTACTCGTTCCAATAAAATTGCTAGATAATTTAAATTGAAGTTTTTGAATTATTTGATCTTGTACTTGATATGAAAATCTTCTCCGGGTTCCAAAATCAGCAAATTGTAAATAAGAATGAGTTGAGTTATAATTTTTTATATGTTCAATTTTTTGTTCGAGAATTTTATCATTATTGTTATTATTTGGATTTACAATTAAAAATTGAGATATACTGTAAATTTGACTGATAATAGACAAAACAGGAATTTCAAATAAAATTGTATATAACCAAGGACCTTTTATACGAATATTTAATTCCCCATTTTTTTCAATTTTGATCAAAATATAATTAGGATTAAATCTAAATAATTTTAAAAATTGAATATAATCAGGTTTTAAAAATCTTAAAGAATATAAATATAATTCTTCATCTTGAGTTAATTTTAAATTTTGGAGATTTAAAATTTCTTGAGATATTTTATTAACATACGGTTTGAAATCGATTTTTTCATTCCTGCAGATAAATTTATATTCAACTTCAGTATTAGGAAATTGATGCAAAACTGCTTGTTGCATAGTAAGTTTATATAAATCAGTATCAAGTATTGAATTAATTATCATATTTTTCCTTTCTTATTTATAAAAATATTTAATGAATAATACTCCATTCCTTCCCAAAACATTAAAATCTTTTCATAAGGTTTTAAAAATGAAAAATATTCTCCGAGAAAAAATGGAATCATAAAACAAAACATGCAACATATTGTTGTAATAAATATTTTTTCATAATTATTCCTTTAGTTAATAATTTTCTATTATTATTTTTTTAACTTTATTTCCTTCTACTCTTGATCCGAAATAAGATATTATTGGTTTCATAGCTTGCATTTTATTTTTGAATGTAGAAAAATCAATATTAGAATTAATCCATTTTATAATTTCTCCATTTGTAGCTTTTGAAGGTAGATATTGCTCTGCTATTTTAATAGTTTGAGAAGTTAAAGTATCTCCTAATTCATAAAGTTTTAATTTTTCTAATTTACTTATTTCTTTTTGATTTAAACCTTTTATATGAGTTGAATTAATATGTTTATTTTGATATAAAAATTTCATTTTTTCATTTTTAATATATATTTTTAAAAGTTTAATAATATCTTCATCTGAAACTTTATCAAGTTTTATTCCTAATTGAGGAATCATACTAATAATAAACCTTGAAACTTCTTTTTGATTAATTATAAAACTATTTGAATCTATATCCCAACCTTGTTTTCTTGATTTAATTTCCTTTTTCATTGCTTCTGAAAGATCTTGCTTAATTTTTTTAAGAATTTCTGACATTATTTTTTTCCTTTTTTAATCTATATGATTAATCCATATTTCATTTTTATTTATATATTGACAAAAAACTTTATCAATTAAATTGATATTGTTACTTTGATGAAATTTATATATTAAAATATTTATTTTTGAATCAAAATCAAGAATTTCAATTTTGCCGAATTTTGTACTTGCAATAAATCTAAAACTTTTTTCCAACCCAGAAAGATATTTTCTTGTTTCTTTAATTATTTTAATACCTTCAATAATTGGAATTACAAATTTTTCATTATTTGTAACAGGTCGACATTGAAATAAATAATATGGAAAAATTCCAAGATTTGTTATTAATCTATAAAAATTAATTAATTTTTCTGGAGTATCATTTATATTTCTAAGAAATACAGTTTGACTTCTTATATTAATTCCATTAGAACGTAATTTATGAATCATTTTAATTGATGAATCTTTTTGCAAATCCTCAATTGAATTAATATGAGAAACTATTTGAATATTTCGAGATTTTAAAATATCAATTATAGGATTAAAAGCTTCAGGTTTAAAAGTTAAAGCTCTTGTACCTATTCTGATTAATATATTTTTGGGAATATTTTCAATAATATATTTTAATTTTTTTGTTGGTAATGTTAATGGGTCACCCCCACTTAAAAGAATATTTGAAATTTTTGAATGATTACTTATATATTCAAAAACTTTTTTATAATTTTCATCTTTACAAATTTCTTCATCCTTATCAAAATTTCTTTTTCTAAAACAATGTGTACAATATTGAAAACATTTATTTGTAGTTAAAATCAAAACTGTAGGTTCATATTTATGTTGAACACCAGGAATAACAAAATTTTTACATTCATCACTTGGATCTTTTTGAAAATCTATCACAATAATCTCCTTAATTAATTCACATTGAATTTAAAAATTTATTTTTTAGGGTCAGTTAAAGGAATATTTTTTGAACATAAAGGACATTCATTTTTAACCCAGGATTCAACTTGTTTATTGATAATAGATTCAATTTTAATATTATTATCAGGTTTCCAATTAGTTCTATTCCAGATACAAATAATTCCTGCAACAGATCCACCTAAATTACAAATAGAATTCATAGTTTTAATAACTGAAGAACCAGTTGTAATTATATCTTCAATAATTAAAATTTTTTGGTTTTTAATAATTTTATCATATCCACGTCTAAAACACATGTAATCAATATTATCATTTGATTTAAATTTTTCTGGATATACAAATTTTTTATTACTAAGAATGATTGAAACTGGAGCAGCTAAAATAGCACCAGCAACTGCTGGACCTGTGATTATATCATATTTAAATGAAATTGTTAATTTAGCAATTTTATGAACAATTTTATGAAATACATATGGGTTACAAAAAATTGAATCTTTGTTAATATATGTATCAGAATGTTGACCTGATGATAGAAAGAAATGACCTTTTTTGATTATATTATTATCGATTAAAAATTCTTCGTAGTTCATTTAATTCTCCTTTTTAAATTCAATAGCTCCACTATCAATTAATTTATATTGAGCTAAAATTCCAGAAAAACTTTTATCTTGAATAAATATTTCTCCGGGGAATCTTAAATTAAAAGAAGAATTCCAAATAGTTTTTATAATTTCTAAATTATCAGAAATAGCATGTTTATTAAAACAATTTTCTGCAGTTTTTAAATCTTCATATATTTTATTACATTTTTTACATTTAAACATTTTAATTTCTTTTATTTTATATGACATTATTTTACATTTCCTTTCTATATTTTATCTAAATTGAATTTTAAGATTTTCTTTTTCATTTTTTCAATATTTTGCCATTCATTTTCCCATATAATAAGAGTTTTATAACCATATTTTTTAAAATGTTCTATTCTTTCTTTTTCATGTTTTTCTCTTGATAATTTAACAATTGTATCATGATAATATACACCAAAATGTTCTATTAATTTTTTCGATTCATAATTTACAAAATCTGGATTTCGTCCACCTATATTTAATGACCAATCACCAACAAATTCATAATTTAAATTTAAATCTTTAAAAATTTTTATTAATAAACTTTCTAATTTGTTAGGACTATTATGAAGACCTTTTTGTATTTTTTTACTATATTCTGGATCCATCCAACATTTTTTAGATTCTTCTGATTTTTTATCTCTGAATTGTTTTGAATTATATGAACTATTTGGATCTTTCCAATGTTCTTTTTTTGCATTGGACATCTTCTTTCGAGTTTCTGCAGACATTGGGAATTTTCTTTTTCTTCCTACCACTTTAACATAAATTGCAAACCTTATTTTTTCAGCTTTTTCTTTACCATATAATTCAATTCTTGTTTTTCCGAGTAACCTTTTTCTAAATTTTTCTCTTTCTTCTTCTGTCCAAGGGCCCTTTGTTTTAGCTGATTTTATTGCTCTTTCTTTACATTTTTCTGGATTATTTTTTGCCCATTTTTTATTTGCTTCCCCTATTTTCTTTCTTCTTTCAGGATCTTTATAATCTTGAGATTCCATTACTTTTTTTCTAAAATTTTCATCTTTCCATAATTTTTTACTTCTGATAGATATTTCTTTTCTCATAGATGGGCATCGTTCTATTCTATCAGCACAACAATATTTATCATTTGTTTTAAACCAAAAATTAGCTTTTTCTCCACAATAAAAACATTTTTTATCATTTTCTAAAACCGGTATTGCAACTGCAAATAAATCTCTTCTTTGATTTTTACTTAATCTTTTTCTTAGATCTAAATCTGACCAAATTTTTGTACTTCTTTGAGAAAGTTCTTCATGTTTAGCGGGACATCTATGCCAATCATCTGAACAACAATATGCTCCACTTTTATATTTAAATTTTGCCCGTTGTCCGCATCCAAATGAACAAATTTTATTAGTTTCTATTGGTAAAGCAAGTTTATGTTTTACTCCGGTCGCAGCAATTCTGCATCTTTCTTTTTTTGATGGACAAGAATTTTGAGATTTTGAACAACACCATTTTCCACTTTTGAATTGATAATGAGCTTCTTGTCCACAACCATAATCACAAATATGTTTTTCATTAGAAATATTTTCTACCATTTTTGTTAATCTCCTTATAAAGTTTTAATATTTGTTCATACTTTATAAGGAGATTGCATAAAACATAAACATTAAATATGAGGCATTATGTTCAAAATTGAGTACAGTTCGAATCTGCACATGAAATGTGACATGTAATCGCCAGTGAGCGAGCTTATGAAAGCTTTATCAATCGCAAGTATAACTGCGATTCCTTCTACACAATTTTCTTTTTTATTGTTATAATATTTAGATAATGTCTCAGAAATAATTCCAGTTAGATTTCTCATATTCTGCATATTATTTTCAACAAGCCCAGCTTCATTAAAAGCTTTTAATGCACCATTAACAACATGATCAATATCTGAAATATCCTCATCACAGATCATACTTACATAAAGCGGCCAGTTTGACAAAATACTTGCATTATATTTTCGTATAAACATTGGTGAATAATTCTTGGATATTAAATTTGTATTACATAAATCATCATTAATTCCCATACGGTTCCCATAAAGCTGACGATCTTTAATCAATTTAGTCGCTATCTCTTTTGGGCACGCAATTTTATTACACCCACACACTCCTTCTAAATCTCCTATTGTTACTTTTTCTTTTTCACATGGTTTTGTTTTCATTTTTACTTTCTCCTTTAATTTGTGTTATATTAACAATTTATTTTTCATTTTTATTCTAATGTTTTAAAGTGAACGTTCCAGGTGCTAAAGCTTCCTGGCTTTCTCTGGGAATTTATTGTAAATATTTCACTAAAGTATTTACAAGTGAATTATAATAAGGATCATTTAAATATTTATCTCGTGGTGTTTTTATAGTATCTCCTTTTATATTATATTTGTTCATTGTTATAAAAAAATTATCCAAATATTTTTTCTTATTCATAAATTAATATATATAGAATAATCATTTTTAAATTTTTTTAAGATATTTTTTAAATTATTTAGAACAAACAATAAAAATAAAAAGGAGAATATAAAATTATGGAAATACCAAAACAAGAAATTTTTAAAGGTCACGTTATTATTGTACCTCATCCTGATGATGAAATTATTGGAAATTATGAAATTTTAACAAAAGAAAATCCATCTATTATTTATGTAGGTGAGATTGATCAAAAAAGAAGAGAAGAAGCTCTTAAATTAAAAGAACACACAGAAATTAAAATTCAACTTTTTTTAAATACTATTCCTGAATCTTTTATAAATCCTGATTCAACTTTATATTTTCCAGATCCTGTTTATGAAATTCACCCAAAACATCGAAAATGGGGAGCCATTGGAGAACAACTTTTAAGACAAAGATTGAATGTAATTTTTTATAATACTAATATGAATGCACCATATATACATAAGTTAAAAGAATGGGAGAAAAAAGAAGAGTTATTAAATAAAGTTTATCCAAGTCAGAAAAGTTTATGGAAATATGATAAAAAGTATGTATTTTTTGAAGGTTATAATAAATGGATTATTTAAAATTATTAACAGAAAGTTTTATATTCAACATAACCAATTTATAATAAAAGGGTTTAAATATGGATTTAATTTCAGATGAAAAAAATCATTATAATTTGAGTAATAGATATGATTCTCAATTTTTGCTCAAAAAAGGAGCACCAAGTTATATTTTCACAATACTTGAAAAACTTTGGAAGTTGGAAGACTGAATTATCACAAAAAGACTAGAATGTTAAGTGAATTACCTCGGCCACAAGGGCACGAGGTTTTCTCGCGTTAATCTTATAAAAAAGGAAAGTTTAAAAATGGCAACTGTATCATATATCAAAAATAATATTTGTAAAAGATGTGGAATGTTATCTAGTGAGTCTGTTATAGCCCAAATTCCAGATGGTCATCAAATTTGTTTAAAATGTTTCTTATTAAATAAAAATAAAAGATATTTTGTAATTAGAAAAATGATAAAATTTTTTAACAAATTAAAAATTGAATTTAATTCTATATCAAATAGATTGGAAAATAAAAATGAATAGATTAATTTTTGTACCACAATTTCCAGTAACAATGAGATATTCTGAATTTTGGATTTCTGAATTTCCTAAACAATTTCAAAAGTATTTTGATGAAGTTTTAGTTATAGGAAAAAAATATACTGAATCTAAAATATTTAAAAAATCAAGAGGAGAATATGAAATGTTTTCTCCAATTGAAAAATCTATTGAGTTTGAATGTGAACAAATAAAAGAATATAATGAATTAAAACTTCAAGATAATGATATTTTATTTTTAAGTGATATTTCTTTTCCAGGATTATTTAGTAATATTTTATATCATAAAAAACCAAAAAAATGTTTTGCTTTTTGTCATGCTACAAGTTTAAATTATGGTGATTATTTTGAAAAAGTTAGTCATTCAAAATTTGGTATTGAAAGTTATAATGCAAAAATGTTTGATAAAGTTTTTGTAGGAAGTGATTATCATTTGAAAAAATTAAATTGGAAAAATATTATAATTACCACACTTCCAACTCCACCATTTGAAACTTTTAAAGAAAATAAAATTTATGATATTATTTCAGTTGCAAGACCAAATAATCAAAAAATTACAAAACTAATAGAAGATAAAATTGAAAAAGAATTTGGAAAAATTATCAGAAAAAATGTTAATAATTGGAAAGATTATTATAAATTTTTAAGTCAAGGAAAAGTTTTATTAATAACTTCTAAAGAAGATACTTTTGGTTATAGTGTTATGGAAGCAATTATAAATAATACAATACCGATAGCTCCTAATAAATTATGTTTTCCAGAAATTCTCCCAAGAGAATATTTATATGATGATCTTGATGAACTTAAAGATACTTTAACTATATGTCTTGGTAGAGAATTAGAAGTTCCAAAACTTTTATGTCAAAATAAAGTTGATGATTTTTATAAAAATATTTCTCAAATTATGAAAGGAATATAAATTGTGGCATTATCTCCATATAAAGTATTCAATTCTTGGCTTTTTGATGGGTCTAAAAAATCACCATTACCAAAAGCCACAAAAGATGTAGATATTTTAAAATATAATTCTCCTATTAATCATACTTATGTTATTAAAATGTTTTTAAAAAATGGTCCTTTAAATCATTATTTGAATACTTATTTTAATAATATTAATTTAAGATATATTTCTAAGGAAGAATTATTTATTTTTATTAAAGAAACAGTAATTAATTTTAAAATAAATCAAAGAGATATTGTTTATTTTCCTTATCGACATAAAGAAGTTCTTTTTAAAAAACTAAGAGATAAAATACCTTTACTTAAAAATGATGATATTTCTCTTTTTTGTGATATTATAGAAAAATCTCCAGAAAAAGAATCAATTTATAATACTCTTGGATTAGAAAAATTAAAAAAAGTTAAATTAAAAAAGAAAAAAAAGAAACAAAAAATTAAACTTAAAGATTTTATAGAAGAAAACTTTTCAATAATAAAACAATAAAAAGGATATATATGATTTCAATAAAAAGTTCTTTTGCTAATTGTTCAGCATGTGAATTACTTGAATTTCCTTCATGTATTTTAGAAACTAATTGTGAAAAAGATTTATCTAAAGTTGATGTAATTTTTATAGCTGAAAATCCAGGCAAGGATGAGGTTAAAAAAGGTCAACCTTTAATAGGCAAAAGTGGCAAAACTTTTCGTAAATATTTTGAAAAATTTAAATTAAATAAATTAAATTATTTACTAACTAATGTTGTATTATGTCAAACTATATTGAAAGATGGAACCACTGGAAATCCATCTAAAGAAACTATTAATCTATGTAAAGAAAATTGTTTTAATATTATTGAACAATGTAATCCAAAATTAATAGTTCTTATGGGTGCGAGTCCAATGAATGCTTTCAAAGCAGGATATTTTGAAATGGGCAATGTTGGTGTAACTAAGAAAAGAGGAAACTTTTTCAAATGGAGTTATAAAAATAAAATATATAATATTTTTGTAACAGTTCATCCCAGTTTTGTAAATCGTGATAGATCATATGAACCAATATTTGAATCAGACTTAGCTCAAGTTGCTAAATCCCTAACAGGAAATAAAACAACTAAAACAATATCATCAAATAAAACATCTGGAAAAAAAGGTATTTATTATTATAAAATTCCAGAGAAATTTTATACTAATAAATATAGATTAGTAGATATTCAATTTTTAAATAAAAAAAGAGAAGTGTTATATATTTTTCGAGATGTTAATAATAAAAAAATTTATCATAAAGAAAATGATAATTATGTTGCTTATTTTGCTCCAAAAAAAATTTCTCCAAAAAAGATTGTATCTTATAAAGAATTAGAACAAGCTTCAGTTCCGTATCGAGATAAAATTAAATTAGATCCTGAAAGAACTTATGAAGGTGATTTAAAAATAACAACAAAACATGCTATTGATTATTATATTAAAAATAAAGAAGAAGCACCAATTAAAGATTTAAATATTTTATATCATGATATTGAATTATATTCAACTAAAAAAGGATTTCCCCATCCTGATAAAGCAGAAGCTGCAATATGTTTAATTTCTTATAATTATCATAAAAAATGTATAACTTATGTTATTGATCCAAAATCTTTATTAGGAAAAAAGAATAAAAATACAATTGAAATAGATAAATTAAATGGTGAAGTTATTATATGTCAAACAGAAAAAGAATTAGTTAATAATTTTATAAAAGATCTTAAAAAATTAAATCCTGATATAGTAACAGGATGGCATTCAAATGGTTTTGATCTTCCTTACATATATAATAGATGTAAAAAAATTGGAATTAGTCAAAATTCTATATCACCCTTTAATGAATGTTATTTTAATTCAATGTATGGAATATGTGACATTTATGGTTTTACAATATTAGATCAACTTATTCTTTATAAAACATATACTTTTACAAAAAAAGAAAATTATAAACTTGGAACAATTGGAAAATTAGAATTAAATAAAGAAAAATTAGATTCTGGTAAAGATTTTAATGAATTATATGAAACAAATATTAATCAATATATTAGATATAATAGAAGAGATGTTGAACTCCTTGTTGATTTAGAAAATAAATTAAAACATATTAGTCTACAAAATGAAGTTAAAATAATTAGTAAAAATTGTTTTAAAGGATCTTCAAGTCCAATGGGAATGTTAGATTCTTTAATTGTAGCATATATGAAAGAAAAAGGATTATCTTCAAAAAATGCAGATATTCATTCAAAAGGAAAAAAATTTGAAGGTGCATATGTTAAAGAACCAAGAAGAGGTGTTCATAAATATATTGTTGATTTTGATTTTACTTCTCTATATCCTTCAAATATTCTTACATATAATATTGGATTAAACTCTTTTGTGATGAAATTTAAAGATACATCTTTAGGTTATGAATTTACATATGACATAGATAAATTACCAAATGAATTTGAAATTATTTTAGATCCTTCTTTTTCTAAAGAAGTAATAAAAATATCTAAAGAAGATTTTATTAAAAAAGTTAAAGATCAGAATTTAATTTCAACTGTTTCCGGATGTTTCTTTTTACCTCATGATAAAGAATTTTCTTTTTATGGAGATATTCTTAAAGGTTTATTGAGCAGTCGAAAAATTTATAAAAAGAAGATGTTTGATTGTAAAATAAGCAAAAATAAAGATTTAGAGACTATGTATAATACTCGTCAAATGTCTTACAAAATTTTTGCTAATACCATCTATGGTATTCTTGGCAATAATGTTTTTAGATTCTTTGATATAGATTTGGCAAGAACTATAACATTATGTGGTCAAGAAGCTATTAAAAAAAGTATTATATATGGAAACAATTTTACAGAAGAATTAAAAACTAGAAAAAAGAAAGAAATTATTCCATTGAGTAAATCTGAAATGTATGGAGATTTGACAAGAGATACAAAATATGTAATTACTGGAGATACTGATAGTTTATTTATTACTCTTGATGATCTTTTAGATAAAAATAAATCAGATATAGAAATAATAGAGGATATTCATAAATATTGTGATCAAATTCAAAATTATTTAAATAAAGATATAGTTCAAAAAATAGTTGAAAAACATAATGTTCCTTTAGATAGAAATAGATTGGATTTAAAAAATGAACTAATAATAAAAACTGGTTTATTTTTACAAAAAAAACAGTATGCAATATGGGTAATAGAAAATGAAGGACAAAAAATGGATAAAATAATTTCCATGGGAATCTCAACGAAAAGATCAGATTTTTCAACTTTAACAAAAGAATATCTAAATGAACTACTTGAAATAATATTAAAATCTCAAATTTTTTCAATAAATAAAGTTAATGAATTTGTTGAAAGAAAAGGAAAAGAAATTAGTAAAGCTATAAATTCTGGTAAGAAAGAAATTGGGAAACCCGCTGGCTGGGGAAAAAATTTGAAAGAGTATAAAAAAATCCCTCAAAATGTGATAGCGTGTCAAAATTTTAATTTGTTAGAGTATGAAGCTTTTACTACTGGAGATAGAGGATATTTATTTAAAATTCTTGGCGTTGATTATGATAAAGCACCAAGTAAAGTTATAATGAATTATGAGAAAGAATTTATAACTAAAGGGAAAAAATTAGAAGTAATATGTATTCCAGATTCTGAGTTAAAACTTCCAAATTATTATATTTCAGATATGAAAGCAATGATGAGATTTCATTGGTCAGATCGAGTTAATCAGTTTCTTGAACCATTAATAAGTATACCAACAAAAATTCTTGAGTTTTAATTAAGGATAAAAAATGATTATTCATATTTGTGATTATGGTTGCGGAAAAGAAGCTCATTATCAAAATGGAAATTGATGTTGTTCAAGTTATTGGATAGACTCAATACTCGGTAAAAAGGAAAGAATAAAAATTATAAATTAAGAACAAAATATAAAATTAAAGGAGATTAATTAAAATGCTAGAAACAGTAAAACTAATTGAATGCTACAGAAATACATTTCAAGGAGAGGGGGTGGATTCAGGAAAAAGAGTTTCTTTATTTCGATTTAAATATTGTAATAAAAAATGTAAATGGTGTGATACACTTTTAAAAATGAGAATTCAACAAGAAGCTAAATATAGAATAGTGGATCTTCAAAAAATTTTAGATGAAGAAAAAACAATTCCAATGATTACTGGTGGAGAACCTACTATTAAAAATCATTTTAATGATACATTGAAACTTTTAAATATGTTAAATTATTCATCTGCTAATATTGAATCTAATGGTTTTAATCTTTTAAAACTTATAGAAAAAGTTAATCCAAGTAAAAAAGTTAAATATTCATATTCACCAAAAATTTTCGCAGAGGATGATTTAAAAATTGAAATAGAAAAAAGTAAAAAATTATCTAAAATCTCAAATGTTTATTTTAAAATAGTTTATGAAAAAAGAGATCTTATAGAAGAATATTTAGAATTTGTAGAAGAACTTAATATTAATCAAAGAGTCTATTTAATGGTTAAAGGAATTACAAGAGAAGAATTATTAAAAAATGCATCTGAAGTTTTTGATATTGCTGAAAAACTTCGATTTAATTTTTCAAGTAGAGATCATATAATTTATAATTTTATTTAACAAAAGGAGAGATTAAGTTTATTATGGAACATTTTAATCAAAATAAATTCTATGAAAAAAGTATTTATGTAAAACTTCGTGCTTATGAAAATGGTGATAATTTAATCCGACGTTTTAAAAAAAAAGTTTTAAAAAGTGGAATATTAAAAGAAGTTCAAGATAGAATGTATTTCGAAAAACCAAGTACTAAAAAAAGAATTAAAAGAAATCGAGCAATAAAAGCTATAAAATATGAACAAGAATTAAATTAAAAAAAAGGAGAATATTATGCAAATGATATCAGTTGGTGAAAATGTAATAGTAGAAGTAATGCCTAAAAATAATGTAACAGAAAGTGGAATAGTAATACCAGATAATGCTTTTCCTGAATCTTTTTTAAGAGGAAAAGTTATTTCAATTGCAGAAAATCTTGATATTAAAAAAGATGATATTATAGCATTTTCTCAACATGGAGGCCAAGACATGCTTTCTGAAGGAAAAGTTTATAAGGTTCTTAAATATGGAGAAGTATATTGTATTTTAAGAAAAGAAAAGAAAACAGAGATATTAAAATTTAAAAAAAATAAAAGTGAGGAATAAAAGTGAATTTAATAAAACCAAGTCATGAAATTTTAACAAAGATTAATGGTGAAGAAATTTTAAAGAATATTGAAATCGCAGGAAGAACATGTTACAAAAGTGAAAAATTAATAACAGATGATAGTGCTAAAAAGTTTGTTAAAAGGATAGTTAATAGTGGGCATCATTCTGTTATTGAACATGAGAATATTTCAGTTAGATTTATTTGTGATAGAGGCGTGACGCATGAGCTTGTTCGGCATAGACTCGCCGTGTACTCTCAAGAGAGTACACGATATTGTAATTATAGTGGAGGAGTTACTTTTATTATTCCTCCCTGGGTTGATATTGAGCCTGGAGAATACAACTTTAAGCATCAGTTTAAATCATCTGCCGACAATATTTGGGGTCGTAATCTACTACATTTAGAAACAGCTTACATACAACTGTTAAATAATGGTTGGTCTCCACAACAAGCTCGTTCAATTCTTCCTAATTCATTAAAAACAGAAATTGTAACGACATGTAATATTCGAGAATGGAGGCATATTTTAAATTTAAGATGTTCAAAAGCTGCTCATCCACAAATAAGAGAAATTATGTTATCATTATTAAAAGAATTTCATGAAAAGATTCCTGTTTTGTTTGATGATATTTTTAATGTTTATTTTAAACCTGAAATAAAAGTGAAATAAGAAGATTAACTTTTTATAAGTGTTATATGAATGGGGTAAAATTCTAAAAACTTTCTTTGGAATTTACCCCATGATTGTTGAAAAACTTGAAATAAATTTTAGCTACAATAAGTTATAATACCTTAAAATTATTCAGAATCTTTTTTAAAATATATGAACAAATTATAAAAATTAGAACTTTATTTAAACTGGGGAAAATATAATGATTCATATTTGTGATTATGGTTGTGGAAAAGAAGCTAAATATCAATTAAAAAATAAAAAGTGGTGTTGTGAAAAATACTGGCAAAGTTGCCCAGTTATAAAAAAAGAAACTGGAATAAAAACAAAAGGAAGAAAATATAAAAACACATTTAAACCAAAATATGTTGAAAATTCTGGTCACGTTTGTGATTATGGTTGCGGAAAAGAAGCTCATTATCAACTTAAAAATGGGAAGTGGTGTTGTGAAAGTTATTATGGAAAATGTTCAATATCAAGAATAAAAAATAGAGAAAGAGGTAAAAAACAAATTCATTTTAATTTAAAATATATTGAAAAATCTGAAAATATTTGTGATTATGGTTGTGGAAAAGAAGCCCACTATCACATGAAAAATGGGAAGTGGTGTTGTGAGAAAAATTGTAGTATGTGTCCAAAAATTGGGAAAAAAATGAGTGAGGCTGGTAAAGGAAAAATTACTTGGAACAAGGGAAAATTTAATTGTTTTTCTGAAGAGTCTTTGGAAAAAATGAGAAAAAGTAGTAAAGGACAATTTGTTTCTGAAGAAACTAGAAAGAAAATGAGTGAAAATCGGAAATACGGTCTTAAGGATTATCAAAAAAGATATCCTCTTTTGTGTAAAGTAGAAGAGTTAAGAGAAGATCCAAAAACTGGAGAA